TGACATGATAAACACACCATGTTGGTTGCAGATATCTTTCAATCGAGTAGATAACATAAACAAGATATTATCTTCTCTCAGTTTGACACCACCAGAACGCTTAGTGATTTCTTCCAAAATTTTCAAACTCGTATGAATATAATCGTGGCAACGGACTCTTATATTTCTATAAGCGCTGACTATCTTTTACTGCGGTCGCCCCGGTTCAGCGAACGGCTGACCGGGTCCCGCAGGACACCGTTTCGGCATTTAATGGACTTCGTTTCCTAAAATCCAAGTGCGTATCAATAGCACCCCTACTCCCCCGCCCAGAAGGCCTGGGGGATAGTCGATACAGGTTCTTTAGACATCTTTCCAAGTTCGTTTTTTGATTATGTCAGCAATAGTGCCTTTTGAAATGCCATACTTCTCTGCTAACTTATCATAAGAAAGATTTGTTTCTTCTCTATCCTTTCTAATAAGTTTTACAGTTTCAGCATTGAGTTTTGTATGACGTCCATTTTCAAATACTTCTGGCATAATAAGAGCATATCTTCGTCCAGACCAAATATTTAGAAAAGAATTATAATGCATTATATCTTCATACTTTTCTTTATATATTTTAGTAGGACTTTCTTTTCTTTGATATGCCTTTCTTAATTCAATAACTTCTTCTTCTGTCAATTTCGCTTGAGCCCAAATTTCTTTCTTTCTATGCTCTATTGTTTTGGGTTTAGCACAATTTTTACCGCCGGGTTCAATATTATAACCATTTGGTATTTGACAATTATATTGTTGAATATATTGAATTTCTAATTGATTTAATAAATCAATATTTTCAACATCTTGTGCTAATACTTCATAAGTAAAATTTTCAAATCCGTGTTTGCGGAATGCTCGATGAAGTGGAGATTCATATTCACAATCATCTGGATTTTTATAACTGCTTTTATGATTATTATATCGAGCATTACCTTTGCTAATGGATTGTCCGATATATTTTTTACCATTTACATTATTTGTAAAACAATAAATAATTCCCATAGAACCACTCCTTTCATTATAGTATGAAAGAAGTCAAAGCTCAATTGACTAGTTCCGTCCAAAGTTTCCCACGGGATTCCCATGCATTACTGTTTAGGGTTCCCCGTTAGCACTTGCGGTTGCTCGGTTCGCCGGTCTTTGACCGGGCCCGCCGCAGGTACCCCGCTGATTAGCGGAAAAGTGTTTCATTGTCCCAACACCCTTTTAATAGGGTTGAACACATATTTTACATCGTGCTCACGAATATTTTTCTTTATCTTATCTTCTACATCTTTCAATGAGAAATCTGGTAATTCTTCAACATAAATAGGACTTTCTTTCAAGAGTTTAGCAGCCTGCATAACACGCTCTTCCTCACCCTCACCATACTCACCATTTAGAATATGTTCCTCATTTACATTTGATAAAAATGCCAACATCATAGTTTGGATTTCTTCAAGCTCCTGCTCGGTCGTGATAAATAAGACTGGCTCTGCAGGACCGCTGCCAATCCAACCAAATGTTTCATCATATATCTTATTGCAGCCGATGTAGCAGCAATCCGCAATCATTGAACGGGTCTTACCGATACCAGTAGCCGCAGACCGCAAGTAAAATTTCTTCAGTCTTGCGCCTCGAGTAACTGTATTGATTAGCGGACCATATAGAGGTACACCGACTTCTGGATGCTGTTTGAATTTCTCAATCAAATCAAAAATACCTTCACCGGCTTGTTGAGCTTCACCAAAAGCATCATCAACATATTGCAATCTAATATTATCAATCTTCGCATCGACAATATCAGCAATCTGTTCCAGTGAAGAATTATCTAATTGATCCTCTTGAAGTTGTTTCTTCTTTACATCCAAAATATTATCTGGGTCATAAATGTCAGTAACATCAATGCCGCAGTTATCAAATGCTCTCAATAGAGAGAATTTTTTCAAACGACCGTAATAATAATCGAAGGCTGATGGAATACTACTCTCAGATACCTTGAGTAGCCATTCTTCGCCCTTCCCTTGCTTATATACAGCCGCGCTCTTGGGTCGAGATGCGAAGAAATCAGAAATGCTTTCTAATGTAATTTTATTCGCACCTAACTCATGGATTTTATAAATTGCACCGAAAATCGTTTTGTGAAACGGATCGGCGAAATCTTCATCAACGATTGAATACCTATCAGTAATTTCCAAAAGTTGAGGAGTATTGAAAACACAGCCAATAACCTACATTATAGCTGTTGTATCGACGTATTTAGACGCCATTCATCATTCCCCTTCCTCGTCCAAAAATGTAAATAATGGACGTTTTTTTACTTTACGCTCGGGTCGAGGAATGACAATTTCCTTGACTCTCGGCTGATATAATTCAATTTGCACATCTTTATTCTTCTGTTGAGCTAACCACAATTCATAGAAATAGTTATAAGCATTTTGATATACATATGGAACAATACCAATGCCACCATTGGCTTTGGATTTATCCCCACCTTTTATTTCATAGTGATAATATAAGGCTTTTTGCATACCAGAATATGTGTAATTATATTCTTCTACATACTTCTTGATTTGTGCTTTGACACGAGGCTCGATATATGAAACTTGGAATAATTCTTTGATATATTCTTCCAGTTTTTCTCTATCTGTTTTTTCTCGATGCTCTTCCAACTCTTGACACGCTTTATGCACGTACTTATTATTGCCAACCATAACACAATCTTCGTCTTTTTTAGACATTGGCTTTTTACAATAAGCACAAACTACATTATCGTTTGGATCAATAATTTCTTTCTTTACATAATTCGGGTCTTTTTCTGCTTCACGAAGCATACATGCGGCGTGGGCGTATCGACGCGCAGAGACAAGGGCATATTCTTCCTTATCACGATCGAATCTTATTTTACAATACGGGCAAGTTACTATGTGTGCCACTATGATGCTCCTTTCTCAATTTTCTTATACTATATTATACCAAAAAATTATAAAAAAATCAAGTCGGAGCGGAACGCCCCGACCTGATACAAATTCTTACATGAGGTCAGCTTTGATGTCGCTTACGATCAGACTTACGAATTCAGCCTGCTCAGGAATGGTGTCGCTAACCTTCTTGCCCTTACCCAGATACTTCTCAACAATAGCAGTAATCTTGGGGCCGTTGGTAGTGCCACGGCTCATCAACTGGCCTACCAGATCCTGGAATTCAGCCATCAGAGCATCATAGTCATAAGATATCTCAGTAGGAGCCACAATGCGCTCGTTAGTAACGAACATATTATTAGTCTCCTCAGCTTCCTTATCAATAGCTTCATTCAAAGCATTGACGAGGTTCTTGTAACTCATAACAATTTCAACGGGCATATACTTGAAGCGGCAGCCGCACTCAATGATACCGGAACCATCACGCAGAGTCAGAACAGACATCTCACCAGCTGCCTTCTGGTGGGCATAACCATAAATGTCAGCCATACCAGCGATAACAGTCTTGGTGGAGTTGCTCAACTGAGGACGAATCTTAGTAGTCTTAGTGCCATCGGGATTGTCGACAACTTCCAGCTTTTCGTGCCCGATAAAGAACACAGCATAGCCGAGCTGAGTCAAACCACGGAAGACTTCGTTGAACTCTTCTTTAAACTTGGTCCAACCCTTACCATAACCCAGATCGCCCAAGTCCTCGATACCATTCTGATTGCAGATATACTTCTTGCAACGGTCAGCAGCGATGTCGATAGTGTCGATAATAACACAACGATACATAGCCTGGACCTCAGGCATTTTCAACTGACGATAAACCTGCTTCATTTCAGCCCAGGAAGTAACATCCTGTGCCATTACGCCAGGCAGAGCGTGGTAACCAGGCTCGAAGGCGAGAAGCAAAGGCTTCTCCATCTGGGCGGCAAGAGTGGTCTTGCCGCACTTAGGAGCGCCGTAGATATATGTGATGTAACCACTAAGGTCACGAGAAACTTTATGAGGCTGTAAAGCCAACAAATCAATTGCCATGTTTATGTCCTCCTCTTGGATTCAAATTAGAAATTGAATCCGCCCTGTGCGGGAGCTGCATTGGCAGGAGTGATACGGTTCTTAGAAGCACGGTACTCATCCTGACGCTGCTTCATTGCAGCCAAATCAACCTCACGCTTCTGGATAGCTTCATTCAGCTCAGCAGCAGTGATAGAGCCCTCGTCATCCCATACATAAGGCTCCTTAGCGGCGCCAGTGATAACGAAATCACGACGAGTGTTCTTTACTTCACGAACTTCGTCCTCACCGAAAGCAGACTCAGTTACGATCTGGCGAACGATGGTCTCAGATACCTGACGACCCCATACGCAGGTGAAAACAGGGTTCTTAATGGAAGCTCCCAGACCAAGGAAGTAGTTCATAGCGTTCTTATTAGTAGCGCTGAACTCAACGGGAAGCAGGCTCTTACGGAAGTCGAAAATAGCACCCTTGACAATTACCTTGTCAACAGTATTCTTCTCGGGATCGCCCTCTACCAAAGTAGCAGTGGTGATAACCATATCAGCCTTGAAGGTGTTACGAACCTTCTCGTCTTCGTCCAAAGTATCAACCTTATGAACGAAACCACCCTCGTTGCGCTTAGCGGAAACCAGCTCTTCCTTACCGTTGCGGTCAGTATAGAACTCGTTCAGACCCAAAGCAGAGTCAACACGAAGCTTGACAGCCTTATCGGCGCCATCCTTCATGTAAGTACCGAAAGTACCATTCACGATGTTATTCAGAGTGGTGTAAGTATCGTTAGGCTTACCAGAGCCAAAAGTAGCAGTCACATAAGTGAAATGAACGGGCACAATGTTAGTCATAGCATCATCAGTTGCGATGCTGATAGTACCAGTGATGAAGGGAGTGCCGGGGTTCTTGGAAGTATCGCCAGAAACCTTGGCCTCCAGGCTGTGCTCGTATAAAATTCCTTCAATGTGGGATTGATTGATCATAGTCTTTTTCATTATACAAAAATCTCCTTATTCAATAGTAATATTCTTTCCATTTTCAGTCAGTGAATAAATGACCGGGTCCTGGCCGACCTTCTCAACGAAGCCATCAGTAACCAGTTTACGCATCGCACCGGATACTGCACGAGAACTAATAAACAGACCTTCGGCAATATCTCTTGCTTTCCACATAGGAGTGTCCTGGTGCTCCTGCAAGAATACCATAATCAGCTTACCATTATCGGTAAACATAGGCTTCTCGCCATCTTCGCCCAGGCCGCAGAAGGCATTCCAATAGAGTTCTGCTTCTTCATTCATAACGGGCGCATCCATCTTGCGCGTATAGTACATCAACTCATTGACATATTTAATAAATTCTTGTTTCTTGCTCATTATTTTTCATAACTCACTTTCTTTATTTTTACCTTGTATATATATTATAACAAATTTATTTCAAAAAATCAACTAATTCTGTCATAAGTCAGAAATGCATAGTAAATATCCTTGTATTCTCTTAGTTCAGTACAAGTGCTGACCTCCCATTTAGGATCTTTATCCAAATTTGGGAAATAGGTATCTACATCTTTATGGTCTTTTAGAATTTTTGTTACATAAACACGGTCACACAAAGGAAGTAGTTGCTCGTAAATAGAGCCACCACCAATGATAAACCATTCTTCATCATCTTCAACATGAGCGAGACGAGCCATTGCTTCAGCCATTCCAATAAAACAAGTCATTTCTGCATATTGGCGCTCACCAGAAGTAATAACAAGATTGAGTCTATCTTTGAGTGGTTTATTGGGTAGGGAATCCCAGGTTTTACGGCCCATTACTACAACATGGCTAGTAGTAAGCTCTTTGAAATACTTCATATCGGGAGGTAAATGCTCCAAGAGTTCCCCTTTATATCCAATCCCCCAATTATTATCAACTGCAACAATTGCTGAAATCATATACCCAGCTCCAGTTTCAGTTGAGGTTTGGTGGGATGATAACCAGTCAATTCAAAATCTTCGATAGTCATATCGTAGAAATTGGTTTTTGCGGGATTGAGGTCCATGCGTGGACGCTGGAAAATTTCAGCATTAGTATTATCTTGATAACCTTCATCCCAAGCATATTGTTCTTCGAGATCACGAGCGCTGTAACGCGCCATCATCTCTTTAGCGGCATCCATATGACGATCGTAAATCTGCTCGTTTGCAACGACATGGCTAAATACACCGGGCTTATAACCTGTGTGTCGCGCAATCATCATCAGCAATGCCGCATACTGAATTTCGTTGATACCTCCTGGACCAGAAGCAGTAAGCATATCACCACTACGCTGAACCAGCATCATATCAAGATATTCGCCACGCACATTCCAAATGGTAAGGAAGGCACATGGGGCGAGGCCAGGAGTCTCATGTAAATCCTGTTCCTGCCATAGGCTTACAATTTTGCGACGACCATATGGGTCTTTCTCAATATCTTTGATAAGATTATTAATAAGGTCATAACGACTTACAGTAGCACCATAGCGCTGACCGATAGTGCCGTCGCCGATGTCCCACTCATCCCACCAAGTCACACCCATTTCGTGCATAGTTGCGATATCATTGGTTGGCTTCTAGTAAATGGTAAAAATTTCTTTGATACCAGTTTTCCAAGCCTGCGGACGGAGGGTACAGATCGGAAATTCTCCGTTACTCAAATCGTATTTACGAAAAGTGTGATTGACAGAAATTGTATGCGCGGGAGTGCCGTCTGCGTACTTAGGACGAGGATTAATATCCTTATATCCATAACGCATAATTTCTACAATCATATGATACATATATTTATCTGCTTTTGTCATATCAATCATCCTCTGACAGAGTATATCCAGTAAGGCGTCCGTCAATATATTCTCTAACGAAAATTTCAATCTCGTCAATCATAACCTTATCTTCGGGGTCGATAGCACCATTGAAGAGGTCGCTATATGGAATAAAATCAATTCCAGTAATGCCATATGCATATGCTTTTTGACGCATAGCAGAAGGATTACTACAAGCGATTTTCGCACCAGTTTCTTTTGCCAAGAGCATCAATCTACTGGTCTTACCGGAGCCACGACTATCAATAATTCTATACATAATTATTCTCCTTACTTTATACTGTATCCAAATTCTTTCGCCTTGAAATAATCCTGCCAGTAGTCCTCACGCGCATCGAGCGCAGAGCGATCGCAGATTTCGACGACCTCAAAAGTGAAATTCTCTGGGCCGGCCGCAATCATTGCAGGATAGAGTTTGTTGCGGGTTGGCGTTTCTGCGCCTACACCACGCTTAATATGCTATTTCCAACGGTCTGCTAAATTAGCAGCCTAACCAACATAGCATTTACCAGTTTCAATTTCTGTAATTTTATAAATTCCAGTTTTTACTCCTGTACCAATTACTCGACCAATAAGGTCGGTGGTTGGTTTTTCGTAATAGCATTTCCATATGACTTTATTCAAAGGCTCCTTATCTCGCAAATAGGGTTCAACCTATCGCAATAATTCAATTTCGTGAATATCTGCGTCAGATAACTAAATGCGATAAAAAGCCTACTAATCTTTCATTTCAGCGGCTCTCTTGGCTGCGGCAACTGCGGCGTCATTTGTAGCTCGCATAACAGCTACATTATCAGATAACTCTTGAAAAGCTTCTAACATATCAGCAACAGTTTTATCATATTCAGTCTAAAAACCAATTATATTATCTTGATATTTTTGGTTTTCTTCTTGAAGTGATTGCGCGAGTTTCTCCTATGCAGCCTACATACGAGACGCATAGAATAGTTCAGCGGCCTCTTGAGCCTACTTTTCCATAGCTGAGATACTGCCATTGAGGCTCTCCAACTACTCTTTAGCAGATTGGTTTTGAATATCCAGCTTGATTTTTTCAGATTTTAGATAATCATTTTGATTGAATAAATCTTGATTATTCTCTTCTAAAATCTTATTTTCTTCTCTTAATTGCTCGTTTTTCATAGCAATCGACTTGTCGAACTCCTGGACGGCAAATAGCCGCTATCTAAACAGTCGATATGTGATAAAGCCGCCTAATCCGGCAGCAACGAGCACAGAGGCGAGTAAAATCAACCATTCCATAATGATGGAAAAAATGGGGTAAGATATATTTCAATCTTACCCCTTAGTATATGTCAAAATTACTCAGCAGCTTCTTCAGTTGCGTCAGGATCGAAAGCCATGCCTGCAGGAGTCAGAGACAGGAACTTGACCTGCTTGTGAGTGCCATCCTCCAGCTCGATCTCAGCGGGGGTACGAACACCCAAGCCCTTGCGCTGAATAGCGCTGGTGAAGATACCGTCAACAGAACGCTTCTCCAGACCCAGGGTAGCAGCAACGTCAGCAGCGGTAACATTCTCGCCGTTGATCTCCTTCAAATAATTCAGAACTCTCTTAGAATTTTCCTTCATAGCCATAATAAAATACCTCTTTCTAAAAATTTTTTTGTTTGGATTTTTTTCTAACCTCTTCGGTTATGTAAATATTATATCAAAAAATTTTTCTTTTGTCAAGAAATTTTTTCAATTTTTTTCAAGCATTTCCATTACGAGTTCGTCAATAGCGACCATGTCTTCCAGACTACTAACACTACTAGACAACTTCATAATTTCTTCTTCTGCTTGTCGAACCTATTTTTTATCATCGCTGGTTTGGATGATACGCTCATACTTAGCGATCTTCTGAGCGAGGTTCTTGATTTCCTTTTGTTTCATCAGAAAATTTTCATCCTTAATCTTTACGATTTTATTATACAAAATTTTTTTCTTTTTGTCAATTACATGATTCCAAAAGTCTGAATGAAGTCATCTTCGGACAGGATTGGAATCCCCAACGACTTGGCGGTCGTGTTCTTGGAGGAAGTTGAATTCACATCATTATTGATGAGGTAATTAGTGTTCTTGGAAACAGATCCAGTCACTTTTCCCCCAAGAGCCTCAATTCGTGCCTTGATTTCATCACGATTCTTGAAATGAGTGAGTTTTCCAGTAATTACAAAAACTTTACCAGTTAGATCCGCTCCAGCGGACGGATCTGCGACTTCCGCAATTGATTTGAAATGAATATAGTTATTAGCAATAAATATTGCTTCACTATAATCGAAATGGAGAATACTGGAATGCATCTCAGCTCCAAAGTTAGGCAGTTCATAGAACGGGAACTTACTCTCCACAGCCTGCATGAAACTCTGCCAATCCTTGAAGTGTTTAGCTAAATCTTTAGATGCCGTTGATCCAATCAGCGGAATGCCGAGAGCAGCGATGAATTGACGTAACTCACATTCACTACTGGCACTAATAGCATCCAAAACCTTCTCGACGGATTTGATACCAAATCCAGGCTTTTTGACCCATTCATCCTTGTATTGAGCTAATTCAAAAATACCAGCATTACTATCTAACCAACCCCAATCAATCAGTTTTTCTAAAGTAGCTTTAGAAATACCCTTAATGTCAAGACCTTTTTTACCGCAGAAATGATCAAGACGATTGATTAGTTTACCATCACAGCTTGGATTAGCACATATGAGCATTATAGAATCAAGAGTAACTCTTGCTCTTACCTCACCACCGCACACAGGACATACTTTTGGAATGCGAAGTAAATATTCTTCATATCTACAACAATTTAGATTAGCAGATTTAACCTGCGGAATAATCATATTCGCCTTGAAAACTTCGATCTCTTGGAACCTAAATGCTCCCATTGGTCCGAAAATTTCATCCATAATATTAATATTGTGTAGGCTTGCTCTTTCTACGGTAGAGCCATCTACGTCGATTGGCTCAAAGACAGCGACAGGCGTAAGGACTCCGGTCCTACCCATAGTCCATTCAATATCCAAAAGTCGTGTAGTATAGGTTTCATCGTAGAATTTGTATGCTAATGCATTTTTGAAATGATGCCCGGTTTCACCAAGAGAGCGACCATATTCACAATCATTGAACTTAAACACCGCACCATCGATCGGATAACCGAGCTGTTTGGCTTGTTCGGTCAAATGGTCTACTACATCATCAAGTGAAATAGCAAAACCATCTGCGTCTTTTGCCGGTAATCCGACATATGGAACTGGAGTAAATCCAAAAGCACCAACATAATCAAGTTTTTGATTTAGTTTGTACTCATTTCCATTGTCGAAATACATAGGGGTAATAATATCCCATACAACAAAAGTTAGATTGCGGCGGGCGCACTCCTTAGCGTCCAAAAGACGAATACTTCCTGCGGCAAAATTTCGAGGATTTTTATAGTCATTACTGAATTGCTCGAAATTAGTATAGGTGCAAATAATCTCGCCATCAATGACTAAATCGCCCTTATAGGGGATTCTTGACGGAACGGACGGAAGCACTCGTGCATTATGCAGAATGTTCTCGCCTACAAGACCGTTACCTCGGGTTTCCGCAGACACCAATTCTCCATCACGATACATCAAGGAACAGGTCAAACCATCCATTTTTAGCATCGCCAAGATTTCTTTGTTTCCAACAAAGGAAGCAACTTCATCAAGAGATTTGGTTTTATCAAGAGATAACATCTTATGATTATGTTCGCTTTTGGATAAAGCATTTACAACTTCATAAGTAATAGTTTGAGTAGGAGAATTAGATAAAACTAATCCTGTTTCTTCTTCTAAAGATTTCAACTCAAAATATTTATTATCCCATTCTTCGTCTGTAATTTTTGGATTTCCTTCATCGTAGGCTTTAGTACAATCATTTAAATATCGTACTAAAAAACGAATTTTATCATAAATACAATCCATTTATTTCTCCTCAATTACATATATATTATAGAAAATTTTTTTCATTTTGTCAACTCATAGAAATCATAGACGTCAATATATAGAAATCTTATGTCTTCGTCTATAATTACTCTATACCCAAACACGAACTATGGTTCATCAAAAGTTAGTATTCGGCTATCTGGATTGATATTGAGTCTTTTCAGTAAATAATTGAAAGTAGTGTGGCTCATTTTTAGAATACAATCATTCTGTTCGCCAAACCACTCATAGAGTCGAGACATTTCTAGTCCCGACTCTACTTTAGGCATATTGAATCTCAAATAAATAGTTTTCATACCTTGCTTACAGATAAGATTTTACTATTTTTAATAACTAAATTACCCACAGAAGGACGACTTAATAGCGGGATTTCAGCAGCTTCAATACAGATGCTGCTCTTATCACCCAAAATTAAGACACTATCAGTATCTTCAACTAGGGTGGCCGCACTCACATCACCTGTAGAATCAGTAGGCTTATAGCACATTAGGCCCTTACCTGCTCTCTTTTGGAGAGGCAGCTCACTAAGAGGAATTTTCTTTGCCATTCCACCATAAGCGAAAATTGCCAACTTGTCCTCTTGGTTGCGTACGGGCAATGCGGCTACGATGGTATCATCCTCAGCAAGATTAATACCCTTTACACCAGAAGTCGCACGAGAGGTAGGACTTACTTCCTTAGAATCGAAACGAATAGCCATACCATTCTTGGTAACCAAAATCAATTGTTCGTCTTTGACGAGAGAAACTGCGGCCAGCTCATCTCCATCTTTGATAGTAATAGCTGCAATTCCAGTCTTTTTCTTAGTCTTGATATACTCTTCCAAAAAAGTTTTCTTGACTAATCCATTTTTAGTTACGAATAAAACATATGCGGCATCAGTATCACGATAGATAGAGTACATGACCGCAGGTTGTTCGTCCATATCCATATTGATAAGTGACTTGATGGAAGTACCCTTGCTTACATTTGTTCCTACTGGAACATCATTGACAAGTAGACGATACATCTTACCCTTGTCAGAGAAAATCATCAGAGAGTCAATAGTATTGGTACGAATTACTGCATGAGTAATATCATCCTGGGTTTTTACGCCCTTTCCATTTCTCTTCTGGGTGCGGAAGCTCGTTGCAGAGATTCTCTTGACGAGACCGCCTTCTGTCATAATGACAACGCACTTCTCCGGCTCAACAAACTCAATTTCTTTTTCTTCCTTGGTGGTTGCGACTTGAGTGATGGTTGAACGACGAGCATCACCATATGTCTTTTTCAGAGATTTGAAAATATTTTCCAGCTCTGGTACAGGATTAGCCAAGATAGTATTCAATCTGGCTAATTCAATTTCTAATTCAGCTTTCTCATTCTCAATCTCAATTTTTTCTAACTTAGCTAATTTAGCTAATTTCATGTCTAAGATCGCCTTAGCCTGGGCCTCAGACAGGCCGTACTTAGCCATGAGTACCACCTTAGCGGCTGCCGCATTCTCTGAACCCTTGATAAGTGCAATCACATTATCAATATCTTCTAAAGCCTTCAATAAGCCTTCTAAGATATGAATGCGGTCGGCAATCTTATCAGCCTCATATTTAGTTTTTCTCAACAGAACATCCTTCTGGTGGTCAATATAGATTTCCAAAAGTTGCTTCATATTCAATAGACGAGGCTTCTTATCTACTAGAGCAACCTGGTTGAAGCTATATGTGTCCTCTAAGCGAGAGAGTTTAAAGAGTTTTGCGATAATGGGCTCAGTAGATACACCTTTGGCGCATTCGATTACAAAACGCACACCATCTTTATTACTCTCATCACGAATAGATACAATACCTTCAATTTTACCTTCTTCACAGAGTTTGTCAATATCCTCAATTAGGTCTTTTTTGGAAACCTTATAAGGAATTGAGGTGAAAACAATACGGTCGCCAGATTTAAAAGACTCGACTACATATTCACCCCTAATACGAGCACGACCCTTACCAGTCAGATATGCAGCGGGCAACTCATCCTTGTTAATGATTGTGCCACCGGTTGGGAAATCGGGTCCTGCGATGAAGTTCAAAATGTCTTTTACATCGCAATTAGGGTTATTCAAAACATGGCAAGCTGCATCCATAACCTCATTCATATTGTGCGGTGCAAAGCTACAAGCCATTGCAACGGCAATACCGGAAGTACCATTGACAATCAAATTGGGGATGCGACCAGGGAGATATGTAGGCTCGTCCTCAACATCAGTATATGCTAACCGCCAATCAACAGTGTTCTTTTTGATGTCAGCAAGCATTTCTTCACCAGCTTTGGATAACTTACACTCTGTATAACGATATGCAGCAGGCTCATATCCATCTCGGCTACCATTATTACCGTGGAATGTAATGAGAGGATATCTCATATTCCAAGGTTGAGATAACCATACAAGTGCGCCATAAATGGAGCTATCGCCGTGCGGATGAAAGCGACCCATCGTATCGCCAACCGGCTGCGCGCACTTGACAAACTTTTTATTATTCATATAACCTTTGTCGAACATATCCCAAAGGATACGACGAGCAACAGGTTTCAAACCGTCTTCTGCGGAGGGGATCGCACGATCGGTAATAACGCTCATACTATAATCAATGAAGCTTTGTTCCACTTCTTCGATAATAGGTGTTTGAAGTATATCTCCCATTAGGGATCCTCCTTTACATCTTCTAGTTGTACTTTTATAAGATTTGAAATATAGTCAGTCATATGCTGACAAAACCATAATTCTGAAGCCAAAATATCAATTTTAACTTCCATTTCTTCTGCATCGATGCCAGAAGTTTCGACATATTCGATTCCTTCTGGCGTCAAAAAATTGAAATGTTTATCATAGGTGGGACGGACATATTGCAGTTTCTCATCCCAAGTTGCTATACGTGGCATAAGCCTCTTCCTCCGAAATATATCCAGTAGCTAACTGGTCTGCCAATTCGTTCCACTCATGTCCTGCATGACCTTTGATTTTTCTCAAATCAATACGATAGCCCTGTTTGTACCAATCGTAATAAGCCTGAATCAAATCCAAATTCTCAGGGGTTTTCTTGTCACTTTTGATCCAGCCTTTTCTCGCCCAACCGAACATCCATTCGTTAAATGTATTGACGCAGTATGCGGAATCGCTATATACGATCGGAGGCTGACCCCAATCATCGCACTTCTCGCCATAGTTGAGCATTACATATAAAATTGCTTTGAGTTCTTCGCGATTATTGGTTGTGTCATTTGATCTCTTGGATCTGACAAATGCAACTTGACCCTGGTCGTCAATGCCAACAATACCATATCCACCAGTCGCATTTGCTTTTCCATTTCCAAGACAACTTCCATCAGTATAGAAAATCATTGGGGTGTCCTTTCATTATATGGTCAAATAATTTATCTACATTGATTCCAGAGTAAATATCCACAGTATCATCAATGCGCTTAGCAGTGTTGCCTCGCAAAATCGTCAAACCTTTGAAAATGTGGTCGTTACACAATAAAGTTACATTATTGGGAAATGTTTCATTCATCTCTCTCTGGATTTCTTCACAGGTATGCAAATCTAAATTATCAGAAATGCGAAGTAAAAGTACATCATTGGGTTTGACTTCAATGGTTTGAATATCATATCCTTTAAATGGTTCAATTACAGCCTTGGTAGAGTCTACTGTACCAATACCAATTTTATTTGTAGGTAAGTAATAAATTTGATCGTCGGGATACCACTCGCCATTAGTAAGACTACTCATATAGGCATCCTCCATTCAAAAACATATTACTCGTGCCAGTAAGCTCACGCTTGAATACTGTAATATCTTTTACTGCATATTCTGGCATTAGAATTACATTCTATGTGTGAAGATTCTCGATGAAGCGATCGGCAATAGCTCTATATTCATCAAGATCAACATCATTGCCAATAGTGACGAGAACTGTATCGCAAGGTGCGATCTTAATTACATTCGCCATAATAAAATTTCTCCATATCTTTTAGCATTTGATTGAAATCGCGACTTAGGGTTGGATTGGCAAGGCGATAACGAATCACCTATGCTTCATATGTGAATGGCCCATCATATTCCTGGGGACAATTCAAAAGACAATACTCTTCAGCTAAATCTTTTGCTTGGATAATTTCATCATTTCTCAACCCATAAAACCAGTATCCATGATACTCAGACATCAATATTAGCCCTCCAAGAGTTCTCTTCAATGAACTTCTTTCTGGGCGTAACCGACTCTCCCATTAAACTCATAAATGTCTGCGCGACTGCTGCTGCGTCTTCCATAGTAATCTGTTTAAGAATACGAGTCTTAGCATTCATAACAGTTTCAGCCATTTCATCTGGGTCCATCTCACCTAAGCCTTTCATACGACCCAGCTCAAAAGATCTCTTCATACCAGCTCTAAATTCATTGAGCGCAGCATCATTTACGAGATACTTGATATTGGTACCATATGTTGCTTTATATAGAGGAGGTACTGCTGCATAAATATATCCCTTTTCAATAAGCTCGGGACAGAATTTCCAAATGAATGTAAGGAACAGGACTCGAATGTGGCTTCCGTCGACATCAGCATCCGCGGTGATAATAATCTTGCCATATCTCAGCTTAGATTCATCAACGATAACCTTACCATCTTTAACTTCCAAACCGAAGGCGTCAATCATACCGCTAATTTCCTTATTCTGAAGAGCCTTATGTAAATCAGTTTTCAAAACATTCAAAATCTTACCACGAAGCTGGAAAACAGCCTGGGTATTGCGGTCACGAGCTTCGATTGTAGTACCGGCAGCGGATTTACCCTCAACGAGGAATACTTCACAGAGGTGACGATCCTTAGAGTTGGCATCACTCAATACATCAGGTAAGAGTACACGCCGCTTATTATCGACCTTCCGCACGGTTTCCTTGGCTTTCTTTGCCTTTTCACGGGCCGCACGAGCCAGAAGAGCCTTATCTACGATTGCTTTGGCATCTTTTGGATTTGCATCAAGCCAAACTTTAATTTCTCTTGCGGTCAATCGTTGTACTGCGGTACGAGCCTCACTACTGGAGAGAACATCCTTTGTCTGACCGGAGAAAACAGGGTCAGGCATAATGAAGGACAGGACAAGAACTAAACCTTCCTTCAATTCTTCACCAGTAATATTGGCATCTTTTTCTTTGAGTAGCTTTTTTTCACGAGCATACTCGTTGATTGTAGAAGTGAGCGCGGTTCTGAAACCGGTCAAGTGGGTTCCCGCACTATTGGGAATGGAGTTGGTATATAAGCGATACATATCAGTATAAGTATCATTATATTGCATAGCAATTTTTACACCAATTCTATCTTCCATACTTTCAGTATAGAATACAGAAGTTACTTTATTTTTACCATCGTTTAGGTCATTAATGTAATCACGAATACCGTTTTGAGAAGTAATAGTTTCTTTAGTGTCTTTATAGTTTAGTTCAAATACTAAGCCAGGAGATAAGTAAGCTAACTCTTGGATTTGCTTCTTGAGAGGAGCGTATTCAAGCATAATGCCTTCTTTAAAAATGGTGGCATCTGGTTTAAACATAATAGCTGTGCCGGTAACTTTTTGATTGGGATCTTGTACTTCATTATATTTTAATAACTCGCCACGAGCAAATTCGGCTGTAGCCTTTTTACCGTCACGATAAGATACAACAGTAAAAATTTCAGACAATGCATTTGTTGCTTTAGCACCGACACCATTCATACCACCGGAGGTATTATAGCCAGTCTTGCCAGAGCTATCAAACTTTGCACCAGTATGAAGCTTGGTATAAACATTAACTAAAACTTCACTACCATCCTCAGCCTTGCCAAAAGGAACGCCACGACCATTGTCATGAATACAAATTACGCCATCTTCTCCAACGTCAATGGTGCAATGAGTACAATGTCCATTTAAATATTCATCAACTGCATTAGAAATGATTTCGAGTGTGATGTGTCTGACACCTTCGGGTCCAACACTTCCGATATACATTCCCGCACGAAGACGAATTGCTTCAATTCCTTCCAAGGTTTTAATTTGATTAACGCCATATTCAGCATTATTTACATTGTTAGGTATTTCCATTTAAAACCTCCACATTTATTTCTTGAACCGTTACAAACTTTTGATATGGCACTTGCGTCGCAATTATTATCTGCGGCCGCACGTGCTACGCTATCATAAACTTGTAATTCTTCATTATTATCATTCATTTTTACAACTTTCCTACTGGATTTTGTAATTCTACTGGTTTGAGTTTTATTTACTTTTATTTCAGGTTCAATTAAATTACCTTCTTCATCAGTAAATCTAAACACTCTACCTCCGGTGGTTAAACGTCGGCCATTGCACACATCACTAATCTTAAATCGGTCAAGACCCGTGTTTTCACCAGCTTCTGCTAACGAATTCCATGCTCCGACAATTTCTTTATTAGAAGAGATTTCACAAACTTTTTTACCATATTTAACTCGTTTAGTATCACTCATTTTTTTTGCGATAGAGGGATCAAACATTGGGCTATCAGTTTTATCAGTCTGATTGTAGCCTTTTGGTTTTACACAATCTTCTTTTACAATCCAATTATGTTCGGCTTCAATCATCTCTTCCCAAGAAGGTAGAGTTTCAATAATCTCAAAAGTAAAATTATCAATACCGAACTCTCTAAAAGCAATCATTAAAGGATAATTATAATGATGGTCTTTCTCATTAATGGAAGCTTCTTTATGTTGTCTCCATCTGCGTTCAACTTCAATTGATGAACCAATATAGACCATTCCATTTTTTTGATTAGTTATTTTATAAATTTGATACATAGAAATTCACCTTACCTTTCTATTATATCATAAAAATTGATAAAAGTCAATTTTCCATTCCGGACCAATGCCGGGACGAAATCGGTGAAACTGACCCTTATTCCGCCAGTAGGTATGCGGCCGCAATTTTTTCTGCTTGGGACATTTTTTCAAGCCATTTGTCTCTTGCATAAATAAGACCACGACCAAAACTTAAAGAAGCGTCAAATAAATGTTTGGCTTGGAAAAGAACAATAACCTCTCGAACAGACAAAGAATATAACTCCAATGCTTGGGAAAATGATACATTTGGATAATATTTAGCATAATATTGTAATCTTCGTGGAAGTTCATACTGATGCTCAATACAATAATCTATCATACCAGGACGAAGTCTAATCGCTTCGATGCCTTCAAGCGTCTTTATGTCTTTTACGCCATAATCTGACATATCGTTCTCCTTTCAAATTTCTTGAGATTTTTCTTGTAGTTATATTATACCATTATTTTTTTGAAAAATCAACTCAAATTTCTCTGATCGGAATAATTAAATTTATTTGGCCCAAAGAAAAAAAAAAACATACATGAGATTTTT